GCGATCCCTTCGATCTATGCTGCGCTCAAGATCAAGAACACGCCGAAGACGTGAATAATCTTCTGATCCTAGGGGCGGTGGTGTTGATCGCCGCCCTACTCATCGGGGCTTTGATAATGATGGCCAAGGCGGTGGGTGAGAGCAATGCGCTTCGGGAAGAAGCAGAAAGGGCCAGACGCAATGCAGAAGCAGCGGGCAAGAAAATGGCTCAGCATCGGACTACTGGCGATAGCACTAAGCGCTTGCAGGACGGGAGCTTCTAGCATCCCTTTAGTGGAATACCCCAAGGAATTCCAACAGGCTGCCGCAAGAGAACTTCCAAAAGCTGGGCCACATATCCAGATTATGATCAACGACTATGGCAAGACCCGGGATGCAATACGCTCGCAGAAGTAAGGAATGAAATTATGCCTGACTCCGATGGAACCATGTGGTCTATGATTCACGACGCCCGTGAAAGGTTGGTTAGGATAGAAGAGCGATCTATCAACCAGGATGAAAAGATCGAGGACGTGGCCAAGGATGTTGCGTCGGCGAATAAGAAGATTGATGAAATGCACAAGTTCTTTTTGCAGGCTAAGGGTGGGGCCTATGTGGCCTCGGCAATGACCAAGGCCGCATGGAGCATGGGAGGTGGGCTTGCTATATTTGCTTGGAGCAACTGGCAAGCCATTAAGAAGTTTTTCGGGTTTTAGCTCCCGCAGGTTATCCCTCCCACAGTACCTGCGGATACTTGCCCCCAGCCGCACGCTGGGGGTCTTTTTATTGCAACGCTCCTTCTGGTGGTATGGTGGTATAGTACCTAAGCTTCGTAGATCGGTCGATTCCACGGAGCCAGATTTTCCCGGATCGCTCTAAGATGTCGATTGACCTGAGAACTGAGTGTAAAGGAATTCGGTCAGATGCGAAGCGAGTGATTCGTTGTTCTGAGACTCCCATACCTTTGTCGTTGATGGCGATATAGTGGACGATTTCATCCATAGCTTGTCCATCTGCATTCGTTGCTCCGGCCTTAAAGATTTCAGGCATAGTAAGTTCAGCTTCGAGGAGCCAACCCATAGCCCGATTAAAGTCAGCTTTGGTAAGTATAAGAGCATTAGATCGGTCGATCGCGGCGACCATTGAGAGTTTATATAAATGCGTTTTGCGCCGAGTAACATAGTGTAGAAGCTTTGGGTGAGAAGGTACTGGCGTTTCTCCAAGTTGTCTCCAGTTATTAACAGCGTCTCGATATTCCGCGGTAACTTCAAATTTCCCAATAAGGCTATTAATAATGTCGAGGTCATGCGTAAGATCACGGGTGTCGACATTGGTGGCAGGAGCAAAGTCATCGCCGATGATCCTCTCGTCAGAAAAGACCATAATGAGGCGAGAAGTGAATCCCTGTCCCCAAGCCTTCTCGGGCATAAGATCGGTGAGGTTTTGTGGAGTGGTTCCGCAAAGAATGTTGAGTTGAGGAGACGAGATTTTAATCTTGAGTTCCGAGGTTCGGCGGACTTGTTGGTATGGGGCTGGATCATAAAAGGCAGATAGTCCATCGATCATCTCATTGTCGTATTTGTGAATGAATGCGCCAAGTTCATCGGCGCATATGAACATGGAGTTGTATTCGAGGGGATCGTCTGGCGGGCGAATGATGTTGCGCTTGGAGGTCAGGAGGGTATCAACAAGGCTTGCGAATGTCATGGAGATTGGAGCGAGGTGGAAGTCGGGGATGCGCTGGACCATGTGCCGGGCTTCTGCCATGGTCCGGGATTTGCCCACGCCGGGGTGGCCAACGAGGAACGCGAACAAGTTTGGGTAAAGTGGTCTGGAAGTCATAAGCCAGACCTTCTGTTCAAGGCAAGCTGCGATGGTTGTAATCGCAGCCCACTTGCGGAAGATTTCTGGCGAATGAAGGTTCTCAGTTTTTGCGATGAAGGACTCGATCCAAGAGCCCAGCTTGCGCTTCCCTTTTCCTGTCGTCTTGTCCAGTGTAGTCTTTGAGCCCGTTTGGGTTTTTCTCTGGGTTGTCATAATCAAAGTCGCCCTTATTCCAACCTACCTTACAGTCGTATGGGATACGTAGCACCCGGCCATTTGCAAGTGGCACGGGGATTACTAACTCGGACATAATCTGCGGGATGATCTTGGCTTCGTCTTTCTCGGGGTACATAAAGGTAAGGGCGTCGTGGTCGTGCATTATGATGGGGCAGATTTTCTTGCGCCAGATATTGAGCATTGCTTGGTTTACGAGTTCTGCGAGTGAGGACTGAGGGTCATATGCAATAGCTTCCCTGAGAGTAGCCGGATCGTTACGGCGGCCGAAAAACCACCGTTTTCTTCCAAGAAGGCTAATAAGGTATCCATCTGAACGGAGCCGTTCATCAACAGAACTTTGCCATTGTTGGTGGGCAGGGAAAGCTGCAAAATACTTTGGCTGGAATTGTCTGACGATTGGTAGGTCCAGCTTGGTTTGCTCGGCGAGGGTTTCGGGCTTTCCTCCGTAGTTGCTTCCGTGTCCGAGCTTCTTGCACATGAAGCGGTAAGTGTAATGTCTATAGAATGGTGTCTCTGCGAGATTTTTATCTCGTTTGAGGTCATCGGTCCAAGGGAGATTTGGCCAGCAAATGCGAGCAACTGCTGTGTGAGGGTCTCCAGACTCACAGGCATCGAGGTATCGTCCATCATTGAACAGGTTCCATTCTATTGCGCCGACACAGAAGGATTCACCGGATTTAGCATCACACTTAGCGAACTTCCATCCGGGTGGCGGGATGAAGATGGATCGTAGAGATTCTTCAATATTCTGTAAGTTGCCTCCAGTTCCGAATTCAGATGCCGAAGATGAGAATCTGCCTGTAGAAGTTCCTGCAATATTGTAAGAAGTACGTATTTTCCCGTCGTGGTCAAGACCGGTTTTGAGGACAGAGATTTTATCTCCGAGGATAGTAAGGAGATTAATGTGTTGGACGATCTGTTGTGCGATTGGGTAGATTGCAAGCTTTTCTCTAGCAGCCCGATCAGTTGTGGGCCTTCCATGCTTTCTAATAGGAGGGATTCCAAGCTCGTTATAGAAGAGGTTTCCAACGTCACGATGACTTCTCCAGTTGAAAGTTAGAAGGCCTACGCCTTCGAAGACGATTCGGTTTAATTGGGCTTCGAGCTTTTCCATGAGCTCGAAACATTCGTCGATGACCTCGGCCTTGCGGATATGATCTACGTCTACGCCACGGATGCGCATTTCAAGGGTTGGTCCTTGGAGTGCACGGGAAAAGTCGTAGGTGGCCGAGGTATGGGAGTCGAGTTGGGGATGGAGAGCATCGAAGACATCACGTGTGACACAGCAATCAAGGCCGTTGTATACTTGATCGCGCTCGAACTCGGTTAGGGACTCTGGGTCCATCTCATGGGTTCGGATAATTTTCATTTGTCAGTTTCCAAATCATCATCCCCTTCATCATCATCCTTACGCAAGTGCTTTAACGATTCGCCATACCATTCCCAGTTGTCAACACCTCCAGCTTCGAGGGCGGATAACTCTGCGTCTCGTTGTTGAAGACGTTGAAGTTCTTCTAGGCTTATAGTGATATGGCCGCACATTGTGCATTTGTTGGTCATGCATCCCTCTTAATCGTTTCATCCTTACGTCGCATATGCTTCCAACTTCCCTCGTCCGAATAAATCGAACCTAAATACCCGAGTCCTTTGAGAGCTTCTGGCTGGAGGGCGTGTTGCAGGAGCATTGTGTCGTGGGCAGCGCCCATAGTCTTGATTCCGTAGGCTCGCCAGAGGAAGGCGATGTCGTAGGCTCCATTTTGAAAGAGCTTAGGGATATCGGGATCGCCGAGAACTCGTCGCACAATGTCCCAGCATTTACTTTCAGCCTCCCGAGTCGGCCAATAATTTCCGTCCTTTGAGCGCCAGTCATCGAAAGGAATAACAATTGCAGTTCTTGGTGACGGAGCAAATCCAATGCAAGTAATGCGTGATCCGCTTGTCTCAATATCGACAGATAGTAAATCGCATCCCCGTATATGGGATCGGATATATTCTTCGATATCTTCGAGGCTGGGCTCGATCCAGATTTCTCGTTCTGGTCGTCTAATGTCGTCATATTCACACTCCCTTTTAGCTTTCATAAAGTCTGCGATTACTGTCGGGCGTAGTTCCCATTGCCTTAAAACAGCAGCTGGGTGGTAAGTAGGAAGAAGCTTAAAATCTGCAACCGTATGAGTACTGGGTAGCGTAGTACCGCGAATCTTCGATATTCCAGTCTTGCCAGATAGAGCCCATAGAGGAGTGTTGCCGAGACAGATAACCAAGTTAGGGTTGTGAGCAAGGATTTCATTGCAGAGCCTGTCGAGTTGGTTTTCGTAGAGGGAAGAGACGTATTTGGATTTGATCAGGGCCGGATATCCGGGGATGCCTTCGGCTTTAGGTCCGCAGAAGTGTTCGATGTCGTTGCGGGCAGGGTGGATATTGAATACGTTCGTGCAGAAGATTTCTGGGTGGAGTTGCCAAATGGCACGGGCACAGGCTGGGTCGGACTTGGTGTAGTATTGTCGGATGTAGGATCGGTCGGTCTCGGTGAGTTCGATTAGGCCTGATTCACCGAGCATACGGATTAGTTCGATGCCAGAGGCACCTACGAATGGGAATTGAAGGCGAGCCTCAGCCTCGCCATAGGCCTCACCGACGATTACGATCTTGGTCTGGGTAGTCATTGGTAACCTGTAATTCTTGTAGAAGTTTGGTTATGTATTTGATCGTTTGCTTGGCGTCGTAGAGAATTGTAGATGTTATTACCTTGCCATCTTGAGTGACGATCTTATAGGTATCCGAGCCTTTTCGAGTGATGGATATTTGTACGTCCATGATTATCCCCGAAGTTGGGGAAGGGATCGAAACCCCTTCCCCGATGCTGAATTACTCCGTGGCCGCAGTACGGGAGAGTTCAGCAAACACCTGCTGACCATCCTCGGACATGCGATGGCGGATCACAGCGTTCACCTGTGCGTTGACGACCTCTTCGTTGCGCTGGCGACGGCTGGCTGCGTTCGTGATGTCGATGCCGCAGTGCTGATGGAACTCGTCAAGACGGAACACAGCGTCTTCGGTGAGATAATAGGTAGCTCGAATGGTCTTGCCATCAAAGCCTCCCATTTCAGCGAGTTCGTCCGCATCGACATCCTCGCCGGCTGCGATCGGGCGCAGAGTGAACTGCACGAACGGCGTGGATTTCTTCGAGGACTTATCATAGACAGGCTGTCCGGCGACGACGCAGACATAGGTCCCAACCGGAAGCGGCTTCGGGCGTTCGATTTCGGTCGGGGCTTCGTCGAGGATGGATGCGAAATTAGGCTGGTTCATTGTTTGGGTCCTACGTTGGGAGAGAAAGATTTCACGATCGTATTGATCATGATGGATAGGCAGTTGATGGTGTCTTTGTCCTCCTGTGTTGGGTGCTTGATGGAATCCATGACCATACGAATTTGGATTAGGTCATGGACGGTAAGAGACTGGATCGGGGGGTGGCCCGGACCGGGAGTTGGGTCTGGGGTCATACGTCTGGCCATGTTGTGGCTTTAACTGCCCACATTTGTGCAGTCTGAGCCTCGGTGATTGCAATGGAGTACAGCCGCTTGGCTTCTCCAGTGACTGTGCCTTGGCGTTTGCGATCAAGCATGTCGATCAAATTTGCATAAGCGATCTTGATCTGATGCACGTCGTCGTTGCCGGATGGGTTGAAGGTTGCACCTACGGCTCGTTCTCCGTATGTAAGTTCTCTTGTCATGCTTTCCTCGCTACGAGCTTGGGTTTGGTTTCTACCTCGGGCTGCCCGCGTAGCGTCGAGAAGAAATCCGCAAGGCCGGTTTCGATTGGGAGGCTTGGCGACATTGCGAATGGCTTTGGGTTGGCCAAGTCCATCATTGGGGTTGATGCTGTCTGAATCGTGCGTTTGCCTCCTTTGTTGGAATAGAGAACCACGGAAGGGAAGTATTGAGGGATTTTCGGCGAGAGCTTCTGGCCGACGCCTTGGGGGAAGCCTTTAACAGTTCCATCAGGCTGTTCTTGATAGGTGACATGGGCGATGACGATGACGTTGGTTTGCATGGATTTGGAGGTGAGCATGGCGATGAACTTTTCGACGTCGTCTTGAGCGTTGCCGTAGATGGCTCTGCCGTCGGCTTCACCGGATTTGCCTTTGGGTGCGATGCATTCGTGGAAGTCATATGCTGCGTCACATAAACGTGATAGGGAATCAACGACGAGGATGGTGTCAGGGCCCCATTCAGATGGCTTGCCGTAGTCGATTTCATTTCCTTCTTCATCGGTGTACTTCCAGTTGTCACACATTTTCAAGGCGTCGACCCAAGCTTTTGGTTTGCCGTCGATCAAGGCACCTGCGAGGCCAGCCTTGTACTTATCTCGCAGGGTCCGGAACTCGACGTTGTCGATCTTGTCTGGGCACTGATTGATAATCATGTACTTGAGGATGTCGAGAAGGTTGTCGAGGTCGAGAATGCGGAGTTTGTATCCGGCTTTGACGAGGGAAACTAACGAGCCGGTTTTGCCGGACTTGGCATCGCCAACGAGGAGAAGCTTGGTGAAGGAGTTGGATTGGTGGTTACCTAGGGATGGCATCTGCGGTCCTTTCAAAAGTTATAGTGATTTCGTCGCCTTCGACCCATGGTGGCTTCTCGTCGAAGAGGTGGATAGATTCCGACGAGCCTTCGAACTGAATGTAAAACCCGATGGATTTCTGGTCGTAGGTGGGTTGGCCTTCGGCATCCTTTCGCCAGTTGGTTTTGTGGAAGTGTTCCTCGATCTTTTCGATCTTGGTTTTCATTGTTACTCTCATTACAACCTCAAGGTTGGATTTAATAATGCTAGATCATCTTTTGCGGCCTTAAGTCTGGCTTGTAGTATACTGATTTGGGCTTTCTTACGTCTTCGGAATGATTCGATTGCATCGGCTTCGGTATTGCAGGCCCATTTCTTGTGTGCAGTTAGGCGGATAAATTTACCGTGTATCCAAGCTCCACAAGGCGTTCGTTTGGTAACTATAAACCAACTCATCTCAAGTTCTGGGTAGGATGTACCATAACGTTCGACTTCTGGGTCTAGTACAATCGAATAGCGTTTGGCTTCTAGGCGCCATAGAACATCTTCATTGGGGTCAGGTTTCCCTACTGGATATCTTATCTTGATCTGAGTGGGTTCCATCTGTCCTCCGGAGCGAGTTTGTTGAAGTCGGATTTGAGAAAGATTTCACGAACATCGGGGGATTTGGAGCAAATATCACGGAACTTGCAGCCGCCGAACTTGTCGCAGGATGTGTCGTTCTTGGGCCAATAGTTGGATTTGGCGTAGGACTCCGCGGCAACGAGCCACATGGTCAAGTCATCGAGCCATTCTTCGATCTGATCCTTGGTTCGATAGGTAAACCCACGAACGAAGACATTGGGCTCTGCAAGCTTGATCTGGGCTGCGGAGATACAAACGCCTTTGATGGGCGTGTCGAGGACGATTTGTCCTGCGAGGGTGTAGAGGGACATTTGGTTGTTAGGTTCGTATTGTTTGAAGTAGTATTGCGAAGGGGTCATGGTCGTGGTCTTGTGATCCATGACGAGGAGTTGGTCGTTGAAGGAAACGACCTTGTCGAGGTGGCCACAGAGAATGTAGGGTTGCGGATGAACCTCGTTGCTGTATTCATCGAATTGAAGATCACCAGCCTGCTCAGGCCCAAAGGCAAGCTCGAAGCGAAAGCTAAGTTCAACTGCGGGTTTGCCATTGGTCATGATGTAGGTCTCGACAGGGTCGGCGGCGAAATGGTCGAGATAGTCGATGACGAGTTGAACCAGCGTATTGCGGTTCTTGTACTTTCCGGCCTTGGTTTCTTCGTCCACCTGCCAGTCGTAGGTGCGGGCCAGAAGATCCTTAACTACGATATGAATCGCTGTGTCACGATCTGTGCCATTAGCAACGAGCATATCGTAGTCTTGGAGCGCTTGGTGATATTCAATCCCGAAGCGCAGATGAACAGAATCGTCCTTGGGAGTCCAGCCGTCGATCATCGTGTATTTGTAGAGTTGAGGGCAAGTCTTGAGATACCCGATGGAAGTTGAATCCCATGCGAATTGGATATTGGTTCCGGATAAGAATGGCGAATGAGCGCCTTCACCGGTTAGATAGGATTCATCTAAGATTTGATCAGTTTGCATGTGGCTTGGCTCCGGAGTTTGCAATTCTGTATATCATTTCCATGGTCATTGAAAGCTTTAGGTTTCCTGCGAATTTGTCCTTGTTGATTTCGCGGGCGAAGATTGCGCCTAGAAGTTCTGAAAGGGCACAGATGGATATATTTACATCGGCTTCTTGGGATTTGAACCAATTGAGGAGGGCATCAGTAAGCTCCATGGATTCTCTGGTTTTGGCCTCGACCATGTTTCTAAATTCTTCGGGGGTCATAGATTAAATCCTTCGAGTGATTTTGACTTCGGGTTGAGGCTTGGTTATTTGGATTTTGTTTAGGATACCAGACAGGTCAACCTTGGGTTTTTCGATTTTCTCACCTGCGGCTCTACGAGCACGTTGTTGGCGATGGTAGGCGATGATCTTGTCGATGTCTTGAGAAGATAGGTCTGTTGGATCGCGGGACATAAGTTCGTTAAGATCGTTAGCGTCATTCATTCGAATTGCTCCCGAGTTGAATCTTCAACGATAAGGTCGATTTCGGTCTGGATATCTGTTGGCTTGGATTTTCGTTCCTTGACGTAGTTATGAACGATATCTCGGACCTTGGTAGTCCAGCCGGTCCCGAAGATACGTCGAAGGTACTCGACATCTTCTTCGTATAGATTGATGTTGGTTCTATGTAAGTTGAACATCGTTGAGGTCCACCGATTTCTTGACGAGGATTACAGTGTTCGGTTCTGATGGTACGCATACTATTATATCAGCGAAGATCGTCAGGTTGTATTCGCGGCGATGATTGTTGAGGTGGAATTGGAGTTGCTTGGGATTGTTGGTGGTCACGACGAGGCCGAGTTCTTCTGCCATAGCACGCTCGAAGAGATTGGTGAGGAGTTCTGGCTTAAGACTCATTCGTCACCTCAGCTGTAGATAGACCTTCTATTATCGGAACCGTGCGATCAAATGGCTCAACATAGAGCCAGAAGTTACCTTCGGTGTCCTCGCGAACACGACAGACAAAGCGATCATATTCGCATTTATCCCAACGAGGGTCCATACGATCGTAGAGCCTGCGGGATTCCTTACGTTCGAGGACACGATATTGGTGCATCCGAAGGCGGAAATGTTTCGCTGCGGCCTCGGACTCGAACATTGCCCGTGCGCCGAGTTTGTCATCTGCAGCATGGCGAAATAGCATTTCGCAATCTGCATAGACTGCAATTTGATTAGACAGTGCCACGTTCAATCTCCACTAATTTGGTGGCGGACTTGCGATTCTCGGAGCGAATATAGGTTAAGGTTTCAGAAGTCCGGGTGTCGATGACATATTTGAGATTGTCGTCCTGAGGGCCTTTACGGGTGCCTCGAAGGAGTTCTGGGTCGAGGTGATAGATGGATTCAAATTCAAGGCCCTTGGATTTGTGCCCAGTCATGAACATCGTTGCGCGTTCGTGATTAGCTTCGAAGAGGTGCTTGGCGTAGGCGATGGCTTGGGCGAGATTGTTGCCGTGGGAGGCAAAAACGAGCATACAAGCTGCCATGTCGGCGGCGGTTTTGGAATCCATGGAGAGCTTCTCGTCACGCCATTCTACGATTCGATTGATGGTTTCGTTCTTGGTTAAGGTTTCGGGCCCGAGCTTCTCCATCAGCCGAAGGAGTTTGGCACCGATGTCGACACCGGAGACGTTGACCGAGTGGCCTTCCATGACCATGCCCATGGCAATGGCAAGAAGTGGGGCGTTGTTTCGGCAGATTACCGCGGAGCCTTCGATGATTTTGGATGGATCGCCGAGGGGAATAACAAGGCCTCCAGTACGAGAAGCGCGATAGTCAGGGACACGCCAATGAACGTTTTTGACGATGGCGGTGGGGCAGCGAAAGGTGAGGGTAAGAGGAAGAACACGCATGGAGAATCTGCTAATAGCATCATTCATGCTTGATTCACTCGCACCTCGGAAACCATAGATGGCTTGGGCTTCATCACCGACGCCGATCTGTCGGGAACGTTTGCAGAGCTTTTCGACAATGGCTTGGTTAACTGGTGAGAGGTCTTGATATTCGTCTATCAGGACCATTGGAAACGCAGGATAGGGCGCGGCGAATACCGCGGGCATATAAACTTGGTCGTTGAAGTCTACAACGCCAGAGTAAGCTTGGGCGATAGATAGGTTCAAGACACGGTTGATTAAGGCCTCGACCTCAGGTGTTGTAGTTTCGTCGAGCATAGCTTCAACAGCCGCGAAATCGCAGAGGGTACGCGAGGCTTTGGGATTGTTAAGCGGAACATAACCTAAGGCGCGGGCAAAATTCACGCCGGAGTAAACTTGATCGGATAGAGCCCAGAGAACCTTGCGTTCGGTTGGTGGAGCTTCATCTACAATTGAACGATAAATTTCAACGATTTTCTTGGTATTAAGTGTTAAGCGTCGTCCGCAGGCATCTTTCCAAATAGCATGGCCAAGGCCATTGAAGGTTTTGACTTGGGTGGTGGGAAGGACTTTGGTCTTGGCTTCCTCGGCGATGGCCTTGTTGAAGCAGATTAGGGTCTTGGCGAGATTTGGTAGGGCATGGTCGATCATGGTTAGGGTCGAGGTCTTGCCGCAGCCTGCACGGGCACGGACCATGATGTTATCACGAGAGCCTACAATTGCTTCGAGAATTTCGGCTTGTTCAGTGGTTGGCTTGTGGGTCATGTTGGGCCTCAATCGAACAATAGGATTCGTAATCGTGATAGGTAACAGAACCATCAGGGTTGATGGTCTTGTTTATGTCCTTGGCCAAAGCTAGTTCGCCTCGGACCCACAATTGGCGCCGAGCCTCGCGATAGGCAGCTTGGGCCTCTGGTGAGAGGCTCTCGAACTCGGTCTTAAATTTCGCAACAAGACGCTTGAATTCTTTTTCTGTCATGGCTTGGCCTTTTCTGATGCTGCCTCGCGGGCTTGGTGGAGGCGGTAGACTTCCTTTTCCATAGATTGGCGAGTGAGAAAAAGAGCTTGTTGCTGGGCGCGAAGTTCAGAGATTGTGGTTTCGATTTCAGCTTCTCTACCTTGGAGGAGCTTGATTTGCTTATTCAAGGTCTGTTCGGCTATCGACTGGCGTTTCATGCTTGGCCTCCTGTTTGACACCGATGTATTGGTTACGGATGTTGGCGTGGAAGAACTTGCCGGGAGAGATTGCGGTGGTTAGGCCGATCCAGAGATGGCCGGGGAAGTTGGCGTAGGTATAGGTGCCGCCCTTGGTGAAAGTTAGGGACAGGTTGCGAGTGTTATAGTCGTACTCACCAGTAGATATCATCCCGGAGTCTTTGAAGTGATGCATGGCTTGGTCTCCTAATTATCCTCTGATTATACCTCATATCCCCTGATAGATCAAGAAGAATTTTGATTTGTTGAGGAAGATTCGGATGTTAGGATAGCACGAACCTTATCAATTGCGCGCTTCATCACATCGCCGAGCCAGTTTTCGATAATAGGAATTTTGTACCGGCCCGGTGGAAGGGTATCCCAAGGGAATTTTACATGTTCAAGGAGCTTTATAATTTCAGCGGCGCGGGTCATGGGGAGGGCTTGCGATAAAAGGTGTTGCGGAATGTATCGCCCCACGAATCTTCCCATTCGATGCGGCGTTCTATCCATTCAAGCCAAACAACCGGCTGTGCTGAACCGTCGCCGGGTTTCAAACGAACGGGACGCCAAGCGAACCACTGGTGCCATTCAGTGCGGGGGTCTTTGCGAGGCGCTAAGAACTCCATCACTTCCCCTCCTGCGCTGATATGAGGGAGCGGGCGTGGTACATAGCGAGTAACAGGCCGCCAAGTTGCGGAGCGCAAAGATCAACAGCATCTTTCCACATGACAAGAGCCTCAAGCGCATTCACGAGCGCTGCTTCCCTCGCCTCTACGGGCTGAACCGGCTTCTGTGCTTCTGTCATGACTGCCTCGCGCAGATGGATTGCCACGCATCGAACGTCCAGCAGGCGTCGGCGAGAGCGTTATGGGCGTCGCCCGGATCGGGCGGCAGTTTTGGGTTGCCGGCCATTACGGCAGCTTGTTTCAGGTCCATGCAGAACATCGGCCAGCCCTTCGGCAAGTCCATCATGGTCCCATAAAGCTGGCAAAGCGCGACCCAATCATAATCGGCGTAGTACGCCCAAAATTCCGGCTTCTCCCCTGCGAACTCGCGAATGTGTTCGGCTATGTCGCGCCGCGACATCAGCGCCCGGCCGTCCTTGAGAAACGGGAATACGTTTTCCCGAACCCAATCGCTCGCGCGGCTACGGTCTGCTTCGGCGTTTTCTGCATAAAATCGACGCCCGTCCTCGCGGATCATCCCGATAGACAGCAGATCAATCGTCTTGCCGTCCTCAATAAATTCCGTGTCGAAAAAGATGCGCATGACGGGCCTTTCTTAGTTGTCAGGGCGTCCACCGCGTTTCGCGGTCTTCGAACGTGCTTCCGTGCAGGCGGGATTTCCAACCTCGGCGGGTCAGCGTTGCCGCCAGTTCTCGCGTAGGATCGACCACGCAAGGGATCATCCCCGCTGCCTTGATGGCTGATAGGGTGCGCGTGAGCGCACCCGTGCCGGGACGGAGCGCGTCGATCAAGATCAGCCGCGCATATATTCCGTCGATTGCGCATACGCTGCCGGGGTTCCAATCGCTCGTGGGGAGCCACGGCGCATCTCCGGGGCGGATCACTGTGCGGCCCGCCGCCAACTCGTCATCGGCGATAGCCTGCGAAGGGCTGTAACCGTCGCTCATAATCTTCGCAAAGATAGCTTCGATCCGCATGACGGGCCTTTCTGGCGGTCAGTAACGCTTGCCGCCCGCCGCGCGATTTTCAGATGCAGCGGCGCGGGCTTCTGCGGCTTCGACGCGCTGGCGCAACAGGTCCAGATCAACCCGAAGGGATTGTCTCATAATGTCGTGATGTGCGCGCTCCGCTTCCGTGACATCCCTTTCTCCGATAAGGAAGCGTATGGCGGCGGCAGCTTTTTCAATTATGCACTGGTCATGTGGGCCGCATTCAAGCTGCCCCAACAACTCCGCATAGTCTGTAGGTTTCTGTTTGTCTGTCATAGGTTCCTCCTAGTTCATTCTCTTCATCGCAAGCTGCGTGACTTGGTGGGCCATGCGCTTTAGGAGTTCGGATATTCCAAGCCAGCCCTTGGCGAGGAGCTTGTCCATGTTGTTGCCTTCGGTATTGTGAAGGTGAGCAAGGACTGCGGCTTGGTCCTGTGCCTCGCGAAGGTGGTGCATGAGTTTGGAGTAGGCTTCGCCGCGGGTGACGACGCCGCCGATGGTTTCGTATTTGGACATTAGAAAGTCTCCAAGATTTTATCGCGCATATAGGCAATCGCAAGATCAGTAGATGTACGGGCTTGTTCTTTGGTAACCATGCTAGATTCTCCTTATGATTGTGGATTTAGGTTGCAGTTTTGCTCGAAGAAGTTCCATTACGTCTGGAATTACATTCTTCGCTTCAATAACAGGCTTGGGAACATATCGCTCGGCCTGCTCGAAGGAGTTTATTGCCATTTGCAAGGCTAGAGAAAAAGAAAGGCCTTGACCATAGGCTATGAGGGAATCGGTCCCGGATTCGTAGCGCAGGCTACAGGTCCAAGGGGATGGATGGCCGGGTTCGTTTTGGAGAGTGTATATGTACCAGCCACGGCCTTCAATCTCTTCTAGAAGGTTCTCGAATGTTGGGCTGGGACATGAGATAGGCTCGATAGCGTTGTTCATAGTCTGGGTCCACATATTCGCGGCGGGTGCCATTGGGCATGAGATAGTTTCGATAGACTGGCATTTGCGGATCGCGCCAGTCTGGGCGCAGGGATGGCGAGGGCTTACGCCTACGCCTCATTTGATTATCCCACGTTCACGGAGGAGCTTCTCGGCTAATGATTGCTGGGCGAAAGTTCCAGCCGGGCGCTTGGCTCTCGGCATGACATAGGTAGCACCAGCAAAGTCCAAAGGCGGAGAGATTAGGGCTAGGGCTTTAGAGAGCCCTAGGGAATTGCGAGGATAGGATAGGATTGTGAATTGATCTGGACCGGGGCCTGAGAGTTCGACTAGGATCGAACGGGTATCGGTCCACATGCGGAGGGCATTGGGCGGGGCTATGGAGGGCATAGGCTAGTCTTCCTGATAGATGCAGATGATAGCTTCAAACAGGCGCAGGGCACGGGAGTCAATTGGGTCTGAGCGTGCGATTTCGGTAATAACCCTGTCACGGATATGCTCGAGCACATCGTTGTCGAGTATAGAGAGCTTTGCACATAGATTTATGATTTGGTCGTAGACAACGATTATATCAGACATTTTGTTGGGTTTAGGAAGCCGGGCAATGGTTGCAAGAGCCTTGGTGAGTTCATCTGCCATGTTACTTCCCTTTCAAGAATGCGTCCACGATAGCCTTGGCTGGAACATTGGTTGGGATCAGCTTGATCCGGGTGGTGGTGCGGGGGAGCTTGGGACGGATAGGTTTGACCTTGCGTTGGCGGATGCGTTTCATTTGGAGTCCTCCGGATGGGCCTTGAAGGTATCGTCTTGGCAATCTTGGCACAGGCCAGAGATTGTGTATTCTTTGGACGAGAGTGCGTCACGGAACATATAGAAGCCTTCGTTGGGCGGATTGAACTCCCAGCCAATCTTGGCTTGATATTCTTCTTTGGTTGGGTGGGTCGGAGGCTTGGTGCAGAATGGGCATGAATGAAGACTAAGCTTATTATCCCCAGCCCTTACACCGCAGGGAAACTTTTCAATATCAAACGGATCAGGATTCGGCCTGTCTTTCTTGGGCAGAATAGCGACGATTGTTTCAATGAGCTTGTTCATGATTTGCTCCCTTGGCTAGATGGGATAGACCTTGATCTATCTTACGTAACCAAGGGGGAGGCTTGCTAGGCCTCCCCACAGGTCGGAAGATCAGTACGGGTACTTTTCGCCTCCGAGTTCTACGAACCTTTCCTCGGTCATACCGCTCGGTTGCTCCCACCAACGCTTGTTGGACATGGAGCCGGGTTCATGCCCGTCGCTGGGCTTGGCCGGTTCAGGGTTTTTTATCCACCAAGGCTTGTCTTCGGTAGGGGCAGGTTCAGGCTTGGATTCCAGAACCGCCGGGCCTTCCTCGATCTTCACTTCCGGCACAGGATTGACCACAGGCTTCGGATCGGGCGCAGGAGCAACCGCCGGAGCAGCAATATCCACAACGCTTTTGACAAGGCTCCGAAGCTTTCCGAGATCTTCTTCGAGCTCAAGGCCGTGAAATCGGGCATCGTCGCGTTCCTCCTTGAGGGTACGGATCATGGCTTCGAGTTCACCTTGCTTGGCTTCCAGAGTTCGGATTGTCTCCAACTGTGTGCCGATAGTCGTCTCGTTGTGGTGGATGGTCGAATCCTTGGCGCGGATTTCGGCTTCGAGTTCGGGAAGCTTGGAATAGGCTTCCGACGCCTTGCCGAATGCACTGAGGACTTCATTGACATTGAGGTTGTTCATGGCTTGGTTCCTTGGTTTAGGCTGATCTATGTGGCATTGGCTATCAGCCTCTAGATGGTGGGGACAGGTTTGAGTGTCGGCCCCATTCACTTGGTTTGCTAGGCCGGGTGTGGTGTCAGGGTTGTAAGTCCTGCGCTTGGGTCTGGCCTAGGCTGTAGGGCATATGCGATCATCGCAGCCCTAGGGTTGCCCAATTAGGGGGCTATGTTAGGCCGTGGCAGTTGCCGTAGCGCCAGCCTTGGCCTTGCGAGGAGCAACCTTGCCCGCTTGGGTCTTGGACAGGGTGCTCTTCTTCGCTTCCTTCTCGGCCTCGGCCTTGGCAACGAGCTTCGGCGAGACATGGACCAGAGAAGCGATGTTGATCGAGACCTTGGTTTCCTTGCGAGCCTCGATGTTGGCCTTGGCCGTCTCGATCAGAGACGGATCGGCTTCGATCAGTTGGTTCGCAAGCTTGGTGATTTCCGATGCCTCAACATGGGAAACCTTGATACCGGCGGCGCGGATTTCGTTCTTGACGATTTCCTTTGCCAGTCGGCGGGCCTCGGTCATCACGACACCGGCAACCTTCGTACCTGCCGCCGCGCGTCCACGACGGACCTTGCCTTCCATAAGGTCGGAAAGGTTCTTGGTAGCGATGTCCATCGCGGCTTGCTGGGCTTCGGCGAGCTTTTCGTCGGCGAGGCCCTTGACCATGATCTTCGACATCTTCTTGTTGAGAACGACCTTGAGACCTTCCTCGACGACCAACTGGTACATTTCGAGGGGGAGGAGATCAGTTTCGACCTCGATCTTCTTGTTGCCAGCTTTGGTGATAGGGATTTGTAGGGAAGCCATAGTTTTCTTTCCTCTTGGTTGTGGGCTAGGCCCACGGTTGGTGGTAGGCTACCAGTGGAGGTCGCAGGGAACACAGGTTCCCTAGTCCGTGGTCTATGCTACCGTTTCGAGCGATCGCTCGGTGGGGGAGGGGGCAAGGACCGAAGTCTATGCCGCCTCCCCGGCCCAACGATCAGGTAGAGAGCTTTTCTTTGGCTGCTAAAGCGCCACCGTCGATTGAATGGGTCCAGTCTAGTTTATAGTTGTAGACTTCGGTGAGGATATCGCCGTTGTCACCAACAATGGTATGGACATTGAACACACCAAAGTCATTGGTGATGGCCGTGCCTGTAAGCCAATCGTCGTGTTCAAATTCCTGGTAACGGCATCGACATGCGGATTTCATGGCTGGCTCCTTAGGTTATGCGAATGCCGTGGCGATAGACAGGCTTGGAACGCTTGAGACAGAAAGCTATGCGAAAGCGTCCGAGGGATATCCAGTGAAGGCCACCGATTTTACGATATGACATGGTGATTACTCCTAAGCTTGGGTTGGCTTGGTTTCGATCTTGGGCCAGCGTTGCTCGCGGGTCTTGTGGCCATTGTTGCCATACAGATCGTGGGTCATACGATCCAAAGCAAAGTCAACGGTCATGCCCTTTGATACGCGGTCACGATAGTGTCGAACGATACGCGGGGCTTTGAATATGATCGTGGGATTGGCTTTGGCAGCCTCTGTCACGATGGTATTGATACGAAGGTCGAAGGCTTCGATACGGGTCATTGGTAGGCTCCTAAGAGAAGGGGTTATACCCTATTGCCCGTGTATTATGGCAGAAATCGGCGTCGGCGTCAAGCGGAAATCGGCAGGTGCGGCGTTCGGTCGCATGGGGATGTGGTAGAAGGCTTGTGGATCATGGCCTTTGGCTCTTGGTTCTTGATTGTATCAGGGACAACCTTTCATTGTCCCTGATTATACTATAGACCTCTGATGAAGTCAACGAGAAAGATTAGGAATCGCTTCGTGAGATGTAGGCTTCATAGGCTGCATTGGCGATTGGCCAGATATGCCATGAGCTTTTCCATGTCATTCATGATTAGTCCTCCTTGTGGGCTCGATCCAAGTCCCTTGGCCATGATAGTGTTCGTACCATGCCTTGACTGGGAAGCCTTTGATGCCTACGATCATGCAGTAGAATTGGAACTGGCGACAGTTCTTGATAAGGGACATTTGTGGTGAGATTTCGTTGTATTTCTTGTCACCGAAATATTCCATGATGTCGTTGACGGCATCGAAGGCTGGGGTTGGGGATTGGGAGTAGTCCTTGGTGGTTTTCATCACTCATGATCCTTTCCGAAGATAGCAAAGGTTGAGAATGCTAAGGCTACCAATAAGCAACCTAGCATGGGCCAAGGTGTGTTGAAGATCATATCGCAGTCCTCCAAGCGATGTATTCATACGCATCCGCAGGCTCAGGGCTTACGAATAGCAGGGTTGACCTGTACCAAAGCTCATAGCCAAAGCTATGGTAGATAGTATAGAGTTCATTGGCGTAGATCAGGGTCTTGGTCATATCAGCACCATACCAAGCTAGAGAAGAAATCTTCCTCCTCGAAGCAAGAGACTTCATAGTGTGCACAGAGGTAATCGAACCAAGGGCCAACATTGGCGCTGGCCCAGAGTTCATATCTTGTACAAGGTCTGACATTCATATCTTGTCTCCTAATAGTTAGCCGCGCAACCTAGGTTATCGTAGCTGGCCTAGTGTGGGTTATCGTAGCGCTGCGCTTACAACCGCCCAGCCTGCCAAGCATACGCCGATTCGCCGCTCGGCGCAATGCGACCATTCGCCGCATAGATTCGTGGGATTCGCTGTGGCCGCTGCGACATTCGGTCGCATAACCATCGCGTGTGGCCTTCATCATTCAACAGGGCAGTAAAACGAGGCCCAGAGAACATAGCACAAGCCTACGACAGTGCAATCAGGCCCAGCTCGCTCATTTCCCCTGAGCACCTCTGTAGATCATCTACAGACCTCCTGTAGACCTCTTGCAGGTCCCCTGATTGGCTGATACCGCTCGATACCCACCTTCCCTACCACGGTTCTCCCCAGTTTCTCCCTCTTCCCCCTTCCTCCTACTATCTCTAATTAATATATATAGAATAAAAGTAAGGAAGGAATTAGGGGTAAATTGAGAAAAACCGGGAAACCGCAGGATGGGAGAGGGGTCTCGATGAATATCAGCCTATCAGGAGGTCTGCAAGTGATCTACAGGTGATCTGCAAGAGACCTACAGAGGATGTCAGAGGCAATCAGGCTGGGCCAGTATTGACCGTGGACCTTGCGGATTACTCGAAGGAGTTTCCCGCGTGAGGGGACGCGCGCGCGAAGCTAGGGGAAGTCTGGTCCAAGGCTATCTGTCCAGGATAGATTGTGGTAATTTAGCCACACCGATGCAATCCTGCCACAGTGTTGTAAATCTATCACAGGATCAATGCTCAAGCTTGGGCTTCCCGCACATAGCAAGCCCCGTGCCATGTTGCGGCGCAGCATCCATCACATTTTTGTGATTTGATCTTTCATCCCGCATCCCGCATGGTGGCGATGTTGGCGATGCAATCCCGCTTCGCCGTCTCTTTGGAGCAAACCCAATGGCTATCCTTCCCGATCTCTCCAACAAGTCTGCCGACGAACTCCGCGCCATGGTTCTGGCACTTGCTGCCAGTCAGAAGTCAGCGGGCAAGCTTACCTTCAAGGTTTCCGACAAGGGCGCGCTTTCCATCTATGGCCTAGGCCGGTTTCCTATCACCTTGTACCTTTCTCAGTTCGACCGGCTGAATGAGGCGTGGCCACAGGTCCAAGCCTTCGTCAAAGCCAACCGCGCCGCTTTCGCCGTCAAGGACTAGCTTCCTCACGCTTCGCCGCTGTGACATTTTCGCCACTACAAACCGGCCTACCCCCACGGGGGTGGGCCAAAATTTTGTCCCCGCGCCGGGCCCAG